CGTTGAAGCTGCTCTCGCTGCTCTGAGAAAAGAATTTTCTCACACGAAGTACGCAAGCGGTAAAACACTTGGAGAAGTTGCTGCTGAGAAAGTTAAAGAGAGATTGGAAAATGAAAAAAAATAGCCGCCAAACTAAAGCCCAGGAGGCAAGGCAAGCCAGTTTTCGCGTCTATAAAAAAGCAAAAAAGATGAGAGATTGGATTGAAAAAAATGGCGGTCCCAGCGAAGAGCGAGATAAGATGGCCGTAGAAGAGTGGTTAGAGAGCAATGAAGTTAAGATTTGCCCCCCCTTCGGACACAATGATCCGTGGGGCAACTCAACAACAAATAATAGAAGTCGGGGGCCACTATTGGTGGCTGGGCGGCGTGTTCCTCCGCGCAAAGTTCGTTAGGAAAACAGGAGTTAAGGGCTATGACACATAAAGCGATTCCTACCAAATATGCTGGACATACGTTTAGATCGCGGCTGGAGGCCCGTTGGGCAGCGTTTTTTGATGTCTGTAAATGGGACTGGGAATATGAGCCAGTTGACCTTAATGGCTGGATTCCAGATTTTCGACTGACTAGTTACGCTCCACAAGGTAATGATTTTCACGGCACCAGCGTTTTTGTTGAGGTTAAGCCGATCACTAAGTTTTGTCAGGCGACGGTCAATAAAATTCAACACGCCTCAAAAGAAAGCAAAAATTCGGACGAAGTTTTATTGCTTGGAGAGAGGCTTTTGGCGGGGCATGAGAGCTATGAGTATGGCGTTAATGAATCGGTCGCTTATCTGGGATGGCTTGGGGAACGGTGGGGAGAATTGGGTGACAATCGCCAACCATTGTCCCAGGGGCCGTTTGGGGAAAAAGGAGGAGATGGGTGGGCTTGGTATTACACGCCACTGGCCTGCAACTCTGTTCCCAACAATGATCGGCCTTATGATTTTCGCTCCCTAAATAACGATTATTCATGCCGATTAAGCGGATTTTATGATGGCGGTCATACTCACGATACCATGTATGAGGACGCAAAAAAGCTATGGGGCAAAGCCAGTAGCGCTGTGCAGTACAAAGGTTCTGAAGCTAGTGAATAAGAAAAAGAATTAAATGCCAAACTTGCGGAAAAGGGGGCAAGAAGATCGCTCATTAATCTATACAGATTGGCGCAGAACAATTGACGTTGGCACCTATTGCCAAGACATCGACCAAGTCGAGTATAGGATTATAAACGGTGAAATTGTTCCTGTACTTATGTTGGAGCTTACGCGGTATGACTATGACACAGAGCCGACAAAGGGCTATTTCGCCGCCATACTGGAAAGATTTAGTAAATCACAGCGGAAAGCCGCAACCAAATTTGCCACGCTTTTAGGCGTTAATTGCATTATTGTGCTGTTCAAGCACGACCTAACAAAGTTCTGGCTTTTTAATTTAACCACAAACCAAGGCTGGTATAGCCTCGATAAAAAGGGATACGAAGATTGGTTGGTGAGGTGTCGTAGAAAGAATTGAGGGGGAGTTGACTAGACTCCCCCTCTGAGGTGACGCCCATCTCTTATCAGCCCTAAAGGAGCCGAGATGAACAAAACAAGATTAGCAACTATCGAAGAAGTTGTCCACCAATATTTCAATCAGCACCGAAACGGTACTATTTCGGTATCGAGGTCAAAATCCGCCTGGAAAAATATGCGGCCTCTTCTTGGCAAGGTTAAAGTTAGCAACCTTACAGGACAGCACATCTCAAAATACACAAAATTTCGGGCAAGCCACGCCGCACCTGGAACAATAAATTTTGAGTTAGGCGTTCTGTCTGCTGCTCTGCGGTGGGCAAATAAACAATCATATATTTCCCAGCAAATAGTTATTGCCCGACTGCCGACACCAGAAGCGAGGCAGCGGTTCCTAACTAAAGACGAGTGTAAACGCCTTGTTCAAGCCTCAAAAGAATACCCACACCTGTATGCATTTGTCGGGGTGGCTCTTCTAACAGGTCAACGTAAAGAAGCAATTCTGGGTCTGAGGCAAGACCAGATTTTCTGGGATCAGGGGTTTGTTGACTTTAATGATCCTTCGTCACCAGACCACGCCAGAAGAAAAAACAGAGGCATTGTCCCCCTTGGCGTAGAGTTGCGCCAGTTCTTAGAACAATACAAAAGCGATTGCCCGTATGTCATTAATAAAAACGGCAGACGTATTCGTGATTTCAGGAAGTCGTGGGATAAGATGGTCGAGGAAGCTGACCTGATTGGTGTTACGCCTCACGTTCTGAGGCATACTGTTGCGTCTCATCTGGTAATGGACGGCGCGCCCCTTATTGATGTCTCAAGATTGCTGGGGCATAAGGATAGTCGGATAACAGAAAAGGTGTACGCGAAATTTTCACCAGACTATTTAAAAGCCGTGTCGGAACGGCTGTCTATAGCGGCCTGATTGCACTGGGCTTCTTTATTCTTGGTGCGTTAATGTGCGCTGTTTTCTGCTGTCTCGCCATCGCAGCAATCATAGACAGGACGCTTACAAACTGGGCAACCAAGGTGCGCGCGTATTTTAATCAAGCGCGTGATTGATCCACACCAGGGGCATTCCGTTACATCCCCCTCAGTATGACCAAGAATACTAAGTCTTTTGACCTCTCCTGTTTTTTGCATAAAAATCCCTTTCCCATTTTCTGTGGCGAAGCAATGGTATCCAAACATAGGGAAAAATTCTGGACGCCTTGATGATAAGTCGATTGATAATACGGAGATGAAACGGGAGTGGTCTTAGTACATCCATAAAAAGGACTGCTCGTTTCTTGTCTGAATCATTAACTGCAAAATGATTATATGTATCGTCAAAGAAAAGAAGCTCCCTCTCTTTCCAACGCCCTACTTGACCAACAACATTTAAATAGCACAAATGCGGTTCGGGTACGTCAAGCGCCAAGTGTAACCTTAAGACCCCTGAATAAGGCCCGCTATGGGGGTTTAATTTTTTATGAGGGCCAAGAACGCTGATATAGGCGCTTATAATGTATGGGTGTTTCTTTAGGATTTTTGTAGTGTTTGGCATTTGCCCGCAATTTCTTCGGAACCAGATGCCTGTACCCTTTAAAAAAAATAATCGCCATTTATCATCGTTGGAAATATAGGTCTGATGCGGACTTATTTGCTGAAAAGGCGCAAAGTCTTTGTACCGTTTAATAACATTATCATACTCCATGCGGATAACGCTGAAGTTCTCTTTGAAGTCTTTAGAAATGGGAAGTAAATCGGGGTCATAAAAAACACTCGTCCCAAATTTATTTTGTTTACGGAAAGATGAGCCTAATAATTTTTCAATAATAGGCATTACTACTTCTTTAGCTTAGTAATCTGATCAGTTTTCTCTTGGCTTGAACGGCTGCTGCCAAGCCAGAAATTGCATGTTTGCGTAAATGCAGCCGCAAGCGTTCCCAACAAAATATATATAATTTCAGAATTTCCGTCAGGGATTGGGTCGCCCAGGATGAGCCACAGCATTATGCTAAACCCGACCACAACGAGGATTGACATTGCACACACCGCCCAGGCATGGAGAGAAGACCTCTCAGCCATAGTCCTTGCTGACATCCTGTCCTGAGCGTGTATTCTCGCAGACTCAAGCCTCTCATGGCTGAGTTGCATCTGTAATTCAAGCTGCAAATCGGGATTTGCACGGAACTTCTTGATGGCCTCAATCCCCTCCGCCTCGGAAGATATGTTTGTCCCCGTAATCGAGGAGGCTACATTCACGACCCTTTCCGCAACCTTTTCAGCATCCTTTCCGACTAAGCTGCCTACAAGATCAGGCAGAAATTCGGAAGCCAAGGTCATGGCGATGGGGATGAGGCCAGCAAGCATTAGATGACACCCTTTTCGCGCAGAATCATTGCGATACCAGCGACTGCAATTCCACCGACTGCCACCCAAAAATTGTCTACAAGTATTGCCGCACCAATGCATATCACCGCCATCGCGGCCCATGTGCTTGGCTCAGATATTCGGTTCATCACCCACTTTGCGATGTCCATTTCTTCTCCTCGGCTTCCTATGGAAGCTCTCCTGTTTCAATCATAGTCGCAATTGTTTTACTGCGGTTAGGCAGTTGTTCTGCATATTTAGAGTTTAAAAGTTCGTCTGCCACCTGCGACCAATTTACCCTACCATGAACGGCTTCTTCCCACAAATTCATCGTTTTCTTGAATGATAACAACGTGTTAATGCCAAGATTAAAGTGTAAATCTATAAGTGCATGTTGCCTTGCATCATTCCCCCTACGCCACCAAGGAAAGACCTTATCCAATTCTGAGATACATATCTCTATGTCTTCGTCCAACATATCAACAGCGGTCTCTACAGAGATGCCCCTGCTCGATAAATTTCTCCCCACGCCAATCGTCCAAAAACCCGCCGTGCATTTATAGAGTTCAAGTTTCATTGATTCGTGATCGATAAGCTGTTTTTTTAGCTGAGAAATATTCATTGTCTGGTCAATGCTTCTGTTCTCAGTTTTTTGATGTTATGAGAATGGAGAAGTTCGTTGATTTGTGTGTCAACTCCCCTAACGCTATCCCGTCTTTCTTCTGGGGTAAGAGACCTGTCATTGACCAGTTGTTTACGGAAAACTCTCAAGGCAACTATCTCTTCGCGTAACGCTTCTATTACTGGTTGATGCATCGCCAGGTTCAGGCGTGACAGTTGATACTTGTCTGCTCTATTTAAATCCCCGCCCTCTATGAGGGAGTTCAGTGTTTCAACAAAAATGTCCAGTTCAGTCTTTAAGTCGTAGAAAGTGTGAAGCGGTCCTTTCCCTTCTGACTCCTGCAAAAACCTGCCAATAACAGGCTCTTCATATATGGACCTCGCTGCGCGTTCAGGCAGACCTATTGCCTTTCGGCTCACAGAATCTCCCAGCATAAGCGCATAGCTTCCAAGAGTTCCGATGTATCCCCGCACAACATGGTCAATTTTTTCCGCATCAACCCGCAACTCTAAATTTTCATCAAGTGCTTCGGATAAGGCAATCGCAGCGGGGGATGCATAATCAGGATTTGCCATCCAACTCTCATTTCGTCCTTGCCAGTAGGTGACAATTTCACGACCTGTATACCAGTTTTTATTCATCATTGCTTCAAAGGCGGGCTGGAACCACTGTGGGAAAGACACATTAAATGTGGTGGTAAGATGTCTCCACGATGCTCTTCCAATCTCACGCCCGTCTGTTGAGCCTTCAATAAGTTGCATAATTCTTTCAGGGATAACCTTGAAGAGAACCCCAACTTCAAACGGAATCGGCATACGGAAGGCTGAACTATCCCGTGTACCGCCAAACCATGTGGGTGGAATAATCCAATAATTGTCTTTCACATGCTCAGGAGCATTGTGATACCAGGGATTATCTTCTTCGTCTCCTCTGTTCTGCGCCATGTGGTAAGCAGCGGTCAGGGAAACGATCGTCAGCGCCCTGAAGTAAAACCTCTTTCTTCGTTTTGCTTGGTCAACAGAACCAATATCGCCCTTTGCACCACGGTACAGGACATCAAGCCCTTGGATGCGAGCATTTAAGAACGGCACAACGGCGGTCAGATAGCGCATACTTGAATGTGCGCCCTTGCGCGAAAAGTTAATTATCTCCAGCGCCTCAACAATGGCCCTTGTCTCATCCCCCGTTTCCTTGAGTACCCTGTTATAAACAGCTATTCTTGTGGAGGAGTCAGACGCACCACTAATATTGTCCAGCGTGTTCCACATGGAAATAAACGGGTGGCGCACTGGGCTTTTCAGCTTCTGGTGCTTGCGGAAGGCTTGCATAACATTTTTGGAGTCACCCTTAAATTCGTACCCGCCGACAACTCCGCTCGAAATGAGGGCTTTTGCAGAAGATGATCCCGTCAAAGCCTCGCCGTATCCCTTTAGAGTGCCAATGACAGGACGTACCTTTATACCTGATGTAACCCACGACGAGAGCGTGTCCCTCAACATATTTGCTGCCATGAAGGACGGGTCTTTGGTCACCATCTCGCGCAAGAAACGGGCTGGTGCAGCCTGAAGCTCAAGAAACGGCATATTAACATCGCCTGTTGCCTGAAGGGCATTCACCAACATGCTGTCTTGAACCTCAAACCATTTTGTTTCACCCTTAATTCGGACACCGAGCCTGTTGGGATGAGGTTCCCTGTTATCCTCTGGGATGGAGGCGGCAAGGTTGAGATAAAGCATATCCCTGATTGCACGGCTTACAGCAATGTTTTGCATGGAGGCTGTTACAGCAGCGCTGGCATTTTGTAAGATGTTGTTAAGAGGATCGGCAATCCTCTGATTATCAACCGCAATTCTTACATTGGCACGGGGGTTCAGTTCTTTTAGCGCTTGCAATCTATCCTGGAATTGTTTGCTGTCACGCGAAGTGTACCTTCCGCTGTCGGCAACATCATTGACCATGACCCAATAGACTGGCTTACCCCCCTTGAGTTCGCGGGGTTGTTTTGTCTGCCAAAAGCTCTGGAACATTTTATTGTTTCTGTTGTCATCCAGCGTCTTGTAAAGCACATCTTTAGTGG